GTACAGTAGGTGGTGGGATAAATGGATCAGTTGATTACACTGAATCATCAGATAGTTCAATATCTGCATCATCTGTTTCTATTGCAATTACAGCAACAGTAAATGAAGCTCAGGATACTTTAAGTTCAGCAAGTGTTGTTTTAGTATCTTCAAGTGCAACGATAAATGAGGATTCAGATTTATTATCTGCTGCGACCAATGTAGCTGTTACTGCCAATGAAACAACTTCTGAAAGTCCAGACAGTGCTTCAGCAGTTGGGTCTGTATCTGTATCAGCAAGTTCAACGATAACAGAGCTTAATGATATTACTTCAGCATCCACTGGTGTAGGAGTAACAAGTAATTCAGCAGTCAGTGAATTAGCAGACACTCTTATATCTAATGTAAGTTACTTGCCGATAATTGCAGATGCGGATATCAACGAAGTAAATGATAGTGCAACATCTTCTGTAAGTAATAAAGTATCTGCTTCTTTTGCAGCAACTGAGCAATCTGATACCGTGGTTGCATCAGGCTTAGTGTACATTGCAGCAAATGCAAATACTTATGAACAGTCTGATAGTTGTGACAACTCTACTTCTGTTTTTGTAGTAGCAGATGTATTAGGAAACGAAGACGCTGACTCTTCAGTAGCTGATTCAACAGTTACCACTCCTATTGTATATGTTCTTGATAAAGACCGCACAAAGGTAGTTTGCAGAGAACATAGATTGGTTGGGTTAGATCCTGCTCCAAGAATAGTTGATCTATGTAATGACATCAGATTGTATAAGATAATTGAAGAAGTAAGATTGCAACAAATTAATAACGAAAAACGAAGAATGAAGGTGAAATAATGCAAACTAGCAATGAATTTGTACATGCTCCATTAGCTAAACTTGATTATGGTTTCGATTGGAGTCTATGGCTAGATACTGGTGAAACAGTAGCAACATCTTCATGGGCTGTTAGTGGTTTGACTTCCAGTGATGCTTCTAACACTGGCACTGTGACAGCAGTTTTTGTAGAAGGTGGTGTTGTAGGTCAAACATACTCATTGACAAACAATATCGTAACATCAGTTGGCAGAAAAGATTCAAGAACAATCAAATTGATTTGTAAAACTCGATAAAGTGCTTGACTTTCTGCCAATTATGTTGTATAATTATAGGAAATCAGATGAAAGCGTTTTCTGACAGTTTAAAAGAAAATATACAACTAATTCAAGAAGATGTGAATGATCAAATTACTGATATTGCAGTAAGTATGTTCAGAGATGTTGTTTCTAATTCTCCTTCTTATGATTTACAAGACTCTGTGTGGTCTGAAGGTTGGTTAATAAACCAATGGTATCCAAGTTTAAAGCGACCTACTAAAGAATTAAATGAAAGCAAGAATAGTATGGGGTATGATAGTCTAAATAGAATTTATGAGTTAAACGGTACAAAACATTTCTATAAAAAAGACAATTCCATATTCCTAACAAACAATGTTCCATATGGCGAGTATGCTGAAATATTAGGCTGGAAAAAATCAATCAATCCGAAATGGCAAAATCACCCTGCTTACGCAATGATGGACAAAGCATTAATTAAGAAAAAGGCAGAGCTAGGATGACACAAAGAACTATTAGAACAGAATTAGAAACTAAAATAAATACTTGGGCTTTATCTAAAAACATTCCTGTCTCATGGGAAAATGTGTCTTTTGAAAAGCCTGATAACACATTTATAGAAGTATTCATTATCCCTGCAACTACATTAAATCCTAATGTTACTGCTAATCGTAACACAAATTATGGAATGTTGCAAATAAATATTCACACAAAATCTGGTGCAGGTACAAAGCAATCTGAACTACTTGCACAGGAATTGATTGAACTATTTCCTGTTGTGCCTAAATCTGGAACAGTTTCTATAGAACAAACAGGAAGTATTTTAAATGCTATGTACGATGCTCAATGGCGTATTCTACCAGTAAGGTTTAGATATCGTCAAGAGAATTATTAGCATGAAATTTGCCCATTGTGGGCTTGGTTAGCCGAAAGGCAAATTTTAATTAAAAGGAAAATAAATGGCAGCATTGACTCAAACTACCATTTCTACAGCTCTTGGTGTTGTAACGACAACTGTGAACACTGCTTCTGCTTCAGACACAGTGCCATACGTTGCGAACTCGAACCAATTAGTAGAAATGGATAATACTACAGGCGGTTCTTTGACTTTGAATATCAAAGGCTCTGCTCCTAGTGCAGCATACAACGTACCAAACACATCTACTACTGTGGATTTGTCAACAGGTCTTAATGTTGTTATTGCAGCGGGTACAAAGAAAATCGTAAACCTTGATAAAATTAGTGCGTATTTAGCTGGTAACGGTACAGTTACTTTATCTGGTGCAGCGACTTTGAAAATCACAATCTACAATTAATAAGGAAATAAAAAATGGCAATTCAAACCGCAGCAGGTGCAGCT